TTAGTGTCACCGTAACCGGTCATGGTTTTGATTCTAATGACTCGGTGTATATGTGGTTCACAACCGGAGATACCGCCAATCTAACCAATGGTTATCACACTATTACGGTATATGATTCTAATAGATTTGGTTTCGACCTGGATACTATTCCATCTTCAAATGGAAATATTACCGTTTACAGAAATTATATGAACGTTGTAATAAATAGGATCAACCATGGTTTCGAAGTAGGTAATACTGTTAGAGTTATGTTTGATACCGGTGACTTACCTAATGTTTCCAATGGTATCTACCTGGTCACCACCAAATCAAACAGTAATACATACATCATAAAACACGACGACATTAGTATTTCAGGAAATATTGCCAATATTCTGTCGACCAGAACTGGAAACGTCTATGTGTCATTACATAAATAATAAAAATCAATTGAGGAACTAAGTTTTGAGCGCAATTCATTCGAAAAATATTCAAATATACAATGCGAAGAAATTCAAAGAGTCTGTCTCCGGACCATCGGCGGCCAACCTATATTTTACCTTTGGACGTTGTGTTACGTGGCCTAATGAGAATGCACCACCACAAGCCAATACTACCGGTCTGGCCCATTATGAAGTATGGAACAACATGATAGGCGGCAAAAAGATAACTGGTAATGACATCAGACATTGTATACCAAGAATAAACTGGACAACTAACACAGTATATAATGCATATGACGATCGGATCGACAACAAAGAACAATCAAACTTTTATGTTCTTACCGAAGATTATAGAATTTACAAATGCATTGCTAATAACTATGGAGTGGTATCCACGGTAAAACCCACCTCTGCATCCACTGTAACGGATTTCCAGACAGCTGACGGTTATGTCTGGAAATTTATGTATGAACTAACATCAGAGGAACAACTAAGATTCCTTACAGACGATTATATGCCTGTAAAAAGTTTGACAACACAAGATGGTTCTCTACAATGGGGTGTACAGAATAACGCCATTTCAGGAGCAATACATAATATTGTACTTACACATTTTGGTAATAATTATTCATCAGATGCCATTAGTATTTCTATTAATGGTGATGGACAGGATGCCAATGCATTTGCTATCCGAAATGTTACCAGTAATACCATTTCATCAATCGTTATAGATAATAAAGGTTTAGATTATTCCTTTGCCAATGTGTCTATCGTTTCATCCTCGGGATCGAATGCGGCCGCAAGAGTGGTTATAAGTCCACCCGGCGGTCATGGTTCCAATCCTTTGACTGAATTGGGTGGTTCCAACCTTATAATTCATGTACAACTAAAAGGATCCGAAAGTAACAAACTGACCATACAGAATGAGTATAGGCAGGTGGCTCTTATTGAAAATCCACTTGTTTTTGGAACATCAAACTCGATATCTAATAGTGCTGTCAGCCAATTGACAGTTCTAAATTTGAGCGGAACATCTGCTGAGTATATCGAAGACGAATACATCTACCAGGGTTCATCATTACAGGATGCTACTTACTCAGCTATCGTCACTGAATGGGATTCGTCCAATAATAAACTAAAAGTTTCGAATGTCACCGGAGAACCTGGTTCCGAACTTATAACCGGACATACAAGCACTGGTGCAAGATATTTGTCTTCTATTAACAACCCAGATATGGAAAGATTCACAGGAAATTTACTATATATGGATAACATAATTGCAATTGATCGAGCCTTCGATCAAGCAGAAGATTTCAAAATCATACTGACCTTCTAAGGGGAATAATTATAAATGGTTGACTACTCCAATTCAGAATTTTATTCTGCTAATGTCTCATCAATAACAACGAATTTCAACCAAAGTCCTTGGTGGGATGATTATAATTCTCGAAACAACTTCTATAGGATTTTGTTCAAGCCGGGTTATGCTGTCCAATCCCGTGAACTTACACAAATCCAGACGATGATGCAAGAACAAATCAATCGTTTTGGTCAACATGTCTTCAAAGAAGGAAGTATGGTTCTGGGTGGTAAATATTCCATAGATACCAGAGCACACTATGTAAAGGTAAATGATAAAGATACCTTAGGTAATGATGTTGATATTTCTAGTTTCAGGAACCAAATAGTAACAGGACAGACAACAGGCATCAAAGCATTAGTAAACCTGGTAGAAGACGGTACAGAAGGAACCGACACTCCTAAAACACTTTATGTTTCTTACCTATCCGGTAATAGAGACACCGATGAAGTGTATTTCACATCAGACGAACCACTGGTATCTAATGTAGGAACTCTTGTTGTCGCAAACACTGTGCCTGTAGGTTACGGTTCTGTCTTTACTATCAATGAAGGCGTTCGTTTCTGTAAAGAACACTTTATATATCACGATAAACAATCTGTGGTTATTGATCGTTATGATATAAATCCTACATGTAAAGTTGGATTTCTTCTAACCGAAGACATAGTTACATCCGCAACAGATTCCTCATTGTTGGATCCTGCATTAGAATCATCAAATTTCTCCGCACCAGGTGCGGACCGTTTTAGAATAACACCAACTCTTATGAGATTGGATTATGATGATGATGCTGGATTGCCAGACTTTGTGACATTGTTCATGATCAAGGATAATATAGTAACCGAAGTCACGGAAAGACCGGTATATAACGTTATCCAGGATGAGCTCGCAAAGAGAACTTATGACGAATCAGGTGATTATTATGTTCGAGGTTTCAATGTTGTGGTTGAAGAACATTTAGACACCGCAAACAATTCAGGTTATCTAACAAGTGATAGAGGTGGTGACTACAATCTATTATCAATACAGGTTGAACCTGGTGTATGTTATGTAAAAGGATTTGAAATCAACAAACTTGTAACTTCATTCCTAACAACAGAAAAATCGACAACATTTGCAAATGTCAATGGACAAATAATCTCAACCGATTTAGGTTCCTATGTGTTGGTAAATGAAGTTGTTGGTGCATGGAATGTGAATTCAGGCCAACAGATTGATCTTTACAATACTGCCCAACAAAGAGTGTCCAACGCGGTAAGTTCAACCGTGGTACAGACAGGTAATAAAATAGGAACGGCTAGAGTAAAGTCTATTTCTTATAATTCTGGTACATTAGGAACCGCTGGCGGACAAATGAAAATTCATCTGTTCGACATAAACATGTTAGGTTCTAATTCCTTTTCTACCGTCCGAAGTGTCTTCTATAATAATGGTACAACATCAGCTAATGTAGGGGCGGATATTGTTACCACCGGTAATGTGGCATCAATTAGAGAATCTTATTCTCCGTTGTTATATTATGTGGGTAATGAATTCACCAAAACTCTTAGAACACCTGAAGGAACTGTAGACACATCATTCTTGTTCAAGAAAACATCAGATATCACAATTGATAGCGGCGGTACATTAGTTCTTACCACAACTACCGGCAGTGAAACTTTCCCTTATGGGACAGGCACACTAAGTTCTGCTGATAAGAAAGATATTTTCCTAACATTCAATGAATCATTCAATATTGCACTACCTGGTACAGCATCTTCGGGTGCCGGGTCAAATACTCTTACTGGTGGTTCAACTCAATTTACAAGATTGAATGTTGGTGACAAACTAACATTCTCTGGAAATTCCACAGTATATGTTATTACTACTGTTACTGACGCTACACATGTAGTTGTTGATAAAAATCTACCTGCCACTTTGTCTGGTAATACCATTTTCAAAGCTTACCTAAAAGGTGATATGGTAGATATGTCTAGTAAAGGTTCGGCCGCCGGTAACGAAAGAACTATTACCAGTACACCTTCAAGCTTGTCTTTCAACCTACAGGAATCTTTGGGTGGTAATAAGAGTGGAACAGTAACATATACCCTGGCTCGTTCTTCAGCCAGAGAGATAAAGAAAATACTTAGAAGAAAACGTTATGTGAAAATTCAGTGTTCTACAGCTGGATTGGTTGGACCTTACGATCTAGGTATTTCAGATGTTTATAAGATTAATAAAATTTGGATTAAGGAATCAGCATTTTCAACAGAAGACCCAAGTACAGAAGCAAATGTTACCGAAGCAACTTATTTGTTTGCACAAGATTATGGCCAAAGAGATGATTATTATGGCCATGCACAAATAATACCAGCTGGTGTAACGATTACTTCTAATACATGGATTTTAGTTGATTTGGATTATTTCCAACCAGATTATACCTTAGGTGTTGGATACTTCTCTATTGATTCTTATCCTATCAATGATACAAATCCTTCATCTAGTGAAATCAGGACTACAGAGGTTCCGTTTTACAATTCTATAACTTTAGGTTATAGTGCTGACTTAAAAAATCATATCGATTTTAGACCTGTATTTACAAATACCGCTGCGGATTCTACCTTGGTATCTACTGCTACTGTAAATCCAGCTGTTGCATCAACCCTGCAACAAGAAACAAATGGTCTTAGATTACCAGCCGATTCCGAATCAATGACTTTTGATTACTCCTATTATCTATCTCGTATTGATGTTGTGGCCATAGATTATCGAGGACAGTTTAAAGTTATAAAAGGAACTCCTAATTCATATCCGATAACACCTGTTTGTCCGCAACAACTTATGTCTTTGGCAAGGATTTACATTCCACCATTTCCATCCATGTCTATAAATGCCGGTAGAATTATAGGTAGAAATGACAGTACTTGTAGTACCAGAAGAACAGCACAAGTCAGATTCACGATGAAAGATATCGGTGTACTAAAACAAAGAGTCGATAACATAGAGAACTATGTAAGTCTATCATTACTTGAAAAGTCCGCTGTTGATATGAAAATTTTGGATGAAAACGGACTTGATAGATTCAAAAACGGAATTTTTGTTGATTCATTTACAAGTTTCCTGACAGCTGATATTCCAAATAGAGATCATCATATTTGTTATGATCCTAAGGAAGCTTCTATACGACCTCTATATGAATCATTAGCTGTAGGAT